TTTTACTCATTTGGTTTTGGTTTAGGCAGTATATAGCCTTCTGGCGGCATTTTCAACGTACTGTTATTGTTGTCCAAAGTCTTAGATTCTGGGTTTTCTTTGATATAATCCTCTTTTAATTCATCCCATAAGCTGCCTGTTGGCATTTCTTCTGTTTCAACAGCTTGTGGTATCACACCTCTACATTTTGATACTAACAATGCAAAGTTTTCATTTTGTGCAAGGCTAGGGTTTCTATTTACTTTGCTGCACATTTTCATCAACTCAAGTTGCTGTTTTAAAAGCATGTTTTCTTTTGATGTTTTACAATCTGTGCCAAGGTATTTTCTATATGTAAGTCTTATGCTATTATCGTCTCTATTACTCCAGGAATTATCGTAAGGCCTGTACTCTGAATCTCTTTGCTCGACAGAAACATCTATCTCACCACATCTATCACTATTATTTAAGTATTCGTTTCTAGGATATGCAGGGTCAGCAAAGAAAGCTAGTAAACATAAGAGAGTAATTACTATCGCTGTAAATTTGTAATTCATCAGGGCGCTCTCCATAGTACATAAAATCCTAATAGTTTATTTCTCTGTTGAGATCTTTGATATCGTATTCCATCTGTCTAACTTTATCTGCAAGAACTTCGTATAAATTTTCAGCCATCTCCCATGTGCCTTCAGCTCTTTCTAGTTTTGCAATAACGGTGTTAACATTATCTGTAAGCACTTGCATATCTCTATTGATATTTTCTATGCTCATGGTCTGTAATTTTTCTATTTCTGCCTGGTTTGCATTGATAGTATCTGTTAAATTAACGATGTATTTTACACCTGTGAATGTTCCAACTAGCACAGAGGCTACAACAGGAACCATTACTATGTTTTTCTTTAACAGATCTACTAAATTCATTACTTAATTATTAACGCTATGACTAAAACTACAAACACAATAGACTCAATCTTATGATTAGCCCAGTAGTGTAAAGCTTTATCTTTTATTTTTTTAATCATGTTTTTTCTCCTCCATCTCGTAAAAGAAATTATCAGTGTCTTCTGTTC